GCCAGTAATAGGAATCCCTGCTAATCTTGATTGAATATTTTTAATTGAATCAATAAATGTTTCTGTTTTGCCACCAGCAGCTTCAACGGCATTACCCCATGATTGCAATTCTTGTGCTGATTTGCCAGTAATTTTGGAACTGTTATAGAGTTCCATATTTGTATTTTGTAATTTACTTGCAAAGTTTACAATTGCGCCAACGCTTAAAGCAGCAGTACCAAAAGACACCATTGCATCTTTTGCTTTTTCAAAACCTTCTGTGGTCTGTTTAGTGCCTTTTTGAAGATTGTCGTTGGTTTTTTTAGCTTGCTCGTCAGTTTTTCGTAGGCTTTCTACAGCCTTTTTCTGAGCGTCATTAAATTTAGAGGTGTCAAGTCCCAGCTCAATTAATAAACTATCAATAACTGTAGCCAAGATTTACTCCTTAATTTTTTATCTGATTTATTATATAAGCGTTATGTCTATCCACTGCATTTACTTCAAGTAATATCCACATATCTTCTACAGAATAAACGGTATCTAATTCATGTAAAGTTGCAAGCCTAGATGATATTACTGCTGCTATCGCTTGCGTTGTGGCTTGATACTCAATGAGCTTTCTTGTGGATTGACTTGCGGACTTGATTCCGAAGTCGATTGCTTTTCTTCTAAAAAAAAATCCATGTGTAGTTCCCATATTGATTTTCTTAATTGCAATCTAGTAGCTACTTCTTCAATATCTTCTTCAATTAAATTACGTTTAACATTAGTAGATGGCATGATTTGTACACAAGTCATCATCTCATCTAATAACGGTTTTGCAGATTCAAAAGGAATTTTAAGCAAGTTCATGTAGCCGATTGTCATTAAACCTGCCATGCCTTGCATAGCTAAACCTTCGGGTATCTCGATACCAGCATTGCCGATAGCGAGAATAACCCGAAAAGCCCAGTTTTCAGCTTTAGAAGCCGACATCTCTGTGATTAAAAATTGTTTACCAGTATCTCTACCAGTATTCGCAATAAATGTCGTTTCTTTTCTAGCCATAAGTTATTAGAACCCTGATTGTGAACCTACAATAGTTTGCCAAGTAATTTCATATACAACAGGTTGCAATGTTTTCTTAACAGCAGGAAAAGGAGTTGCCATTGTTAAGTAGCCATTATATAGCTGATAAGCCATGCCTGTTGATGGTAAAATAATTGTACCATTAGCTGTAAGAACGTCAACAATTGAATCTTGAGTTGAACGCCATGCGTCAAAAATTTCAACGCTAGGACTATCAGCTTGAAGATGAATTGTCATTTTGTATGGAATCCATACTTTACCGCCTGAAAGATTGCCGTCAACACCCATAAGTGTTTCAGATTGTTGAACTGCTTCGCTTTCAAAAGCATCATCTACTGCATATCCTTGAATACTAACTGGTGCGCCATATAGCCCACCAACTGAAAGAGTTAATTGTGAATTTGCTGAGGTTATTGTTGCCATGATTTATTCCTTATTGAATAGCGATAGAAGCAAGAGTAATTTGTTGTACGCTTTCACCATCTTGGTAGTATAAAGTGATTGGAGGTGATTGACGAGCAGCACGAATTTCAGCCGTTGCTGGTGCAATTTGCAATACATAACCTTGTGAAGCAATAACTGGAGCAGCGTCATAACCTAAAGCATATTGAACTTCAGCAGCTTGAGCAGCAGAAAGTTGGATGCCTTTACGAATTGCACCGAAATTAATCGCAGCGTTAATTGGGTCTAAACAAGCAGCATTGATTAATGAGTAGCCTTGAGTGTTGTAAGGAATAGAGCCAACTTGTTGTAGCAATGTCACCAAAGCCAATTGCAATTGAGCGTTAAGCCAAATTTGATTCAAATATGTATCAGCCCATAACCATTTGCCTGAAACAGAGCCTGGAGTAAACCAGTTAGCGTTATTAGCTGGATTGTTAGAACCGTAAGCACCGTAAGCATTGTAACCATTAGCAACAACAGCAGCATAGTTAGAAGCAGTTGATACTGAAGGAACCAAGCCTGATTGTTCTTTAAAGTCTAATGTTGCACGACCATTTAAACGAGTGAAATCTAAAGATGCAGCGAAACTTGAAGCAAAAGCAGCGTGTGTATTGTTGCCGTAAATAGGCAATGTACCAACGATTTGATTTGTTTGTAACCAATCACCAAATGTATTTGTAGCTGCTGCGTTAAGAATATTAACATCAGAATCTTGACAGATAAATAGGTAACGTGGAGCAACTGAGTTAGACCAAGTAGCAAATGCCTCTTTTTCTGCAATAGTTGCAAGTTCCCAAGTTGTAAAGAATGTAGCCCAGTTTTGGTTTTGATTAATAATGCTTGTCATGTATGTTGCTGGAACAGCAGCAGCTTGACCTTGTGAAAGAACAGCACCAGTAGCTTGAGTTAATGCCAATCCAGTTGCCAAAGCACCAGTTGTAGCATAAGTAATAGTTTGAGTAGCACCAGTTGTATTTGTAGTAAATATAAATGCGTTATGTTGAGAATCAAAAGTTACTGTAAAGTTAGGTGAAGTAAATGCACCTTGAATAATTGTAGCTGCATTGCTAAAACTTGTAGCACTTGCAAGATTGATAGTGCCTGAAGTTTCAGTAACGCCAGCTACAGTCAATGATAATGTGCCTGTACCTAATGCTTGCAATTGACCTAAAGTTAAAGAAGCCAATGAACCACCACGCAACCAACCAGCAGTTGCCACTTCAGGATAATTAGCAATTAATAGTGAGCCTGGTAATTTTGTACCAATGCTATAACCATTAAAATAAATGCTTGCCAATGTTGCTTCTATTGAATTAGCACCGAAATATGTTTGAACATCAGCAGCACTTGCAAAATTTAAAATAGTTCCAGCAGGAGCGTAAGCATTTTGTGTGAGCATCAAACCGTTTAAATCAACAGCGATACCACCAGCAGATAGCACGGATGGGACTACATTTACTACTTGTGAAAAAGGAATGGTACTCATTAAATTACTCCTATGGTTTAAAAGTTTGGTCAATCGGAGCCAAATCGACAATAGCTTCTAACATTGACTGCTGTGAAGTAGTCAATATTGGATTGTATTGTAAACTAGCTGTAATTTTCCAGCGTTGTTCGTATTGTTCCTCGCCATCAATCAGAGGAATTTGAACAGGGTTATCTGCGTACAAAGGTTGAATATTCGCAGGAAATAAATCCGTTGCATATTCATCACGAAATAAAGCCTGAGTTTCAAAAGCCCAAACTTGTGAGTCAGGACCATAAAAATCAAGCTGCATTGCGTAATTTGTAGGCGTTAAGATGAATTTTTGTTGTAAGGTTGAACTGTATGTATCAACGTTGAATGAAATTCTATCCATCCCAACGTTATTCATTGCAATAAAACCGCCTTTTGGCATTGCTACCAAATTCTCTTGTGCTTGTATTATTTCCACTCCAGCAGGAATGAAAGTCTTAAAAAATGTCACCAAAGCCGTAAATACATCTTGGTCAATGATGTCAATCGTTACACTCATTCTTCAGTCCATTCTATTGAAATATAAATATTAGTTCCGCTAGGAACTGTATCGCCATTTAAACTAAAGCAGAATGATTGATTAACTCCACGCAAAATGATTGGTTGTGTGTTTCTAATTCCAAAATCTTCAATCCACGGGAATACAGGAATACCAGTATTAGTAGCATTAGCCAAAGCGTAATGGTCACCAAACATAAAAGTTTCAGTTCCTAATGTGGCAGGATTAGCTGAATAAGCCCTAACAACTGCCGTTGGTGCTGGATTGGTTGTGTCATAAGGAACACCCGTTAATACTGTAGAAGTGCCACCTGTATTAGCTGTAGTCCTAAAAAAACAATAAAAGTCAATTACGCCAGCAGAACTAGAATTATCCGCAGTTACTTGTAATCTTGTAATTTTGATTGTTTTAGTTGCTGAACCTGTAATAGTAAATACATCAGTTGCAGGTGAAGCTGGTGTAATATCATAAACACCTGCTCGGTATGTTGGAATATTGACTAAAGGATTACCAAACTGGTCAATTGATACTGCTGCATCGGCAGCTAATCCAGGTGTTCCATTGTTTACATTAATTTGCATAATTTATTCCTGTTGTAAAGTTACGATGACATGGCACCAGTCTGACCACGTTTCTACTACTTTTGTAATCAGCCAGTTTCTATTACATCCGCCAGAGATTTCAGGAAATACCAATATATCACCGCCAATGTTATCGGCTCTTACAACGCCAGCAGCGTTGTCATAGAGGTAAACTGAACGCATCACGCCTGTGATATTTAATCCGTCTGTGTGTTGTAAATTAGTTGTATCTAAGGCTTGAACTTGTGCTTTAACGGTCAGTATTAAATTAGTAGGCGTTCTTTTACCTGCTGCATTAGTTGTATATCCAGTAGACTGAATCCAATTGATTTGAATATTTGGATTAGTTATCTGAGTATATTTATTAACAAGACCACGCAAATTCATTTTTATCCCTTATTGAAGTCTGAACCAGCTTTGTTGACTGCATTTGAAACAGAGGCAAGCATCAGTCCCGTTTCAATCAATGGTTTAGATGAACCTTTACGCTTAATAGTGATAGGCGATAAAGGAGGGCTGTAAATACTTGAGATTTTTGTTTGAATATCGGCAGCAGCTACTCTACCAACCAAGTCTAGTACGTCAAAAGCCGTCATTTTATCTTCTACGACCTTTGGTATTGATTTAGCAATTATTTTAGTCCACTGCTCTTTTTGTTCGGCTACAGTTGGTCTAATAAATGGTCTTGGAGGAATTTTCTTTGCTGGTGCGCCAAATTCCTGAATTGCAGCTACTTGAGCTACTGGAGTTCCATCTTCATAATTAATTCCTGAAGGAAGTCCTACTTGTGCGACTAGACCATTAAATTCTTCAGGAACTCTGTCTAGTGTTGCCTTAATCTTATCAAGATTAAGAGATTTCATTATCCGAAATATCCGCCAGCTCTACGGAAACCTAGATTTTCGTTACTACCACCTACGAACAATCCTACGTTAGCGACCACTCTCAATAATGCTCGTAATTGATTTCCGTAAGGTGTAGTAGCCAACCACCAACCAAAAGCTGTTTTAACAGGAGGAGGCACCATAGATACATTAACTGTACCTTCACTGGTTCCCTGAACTACTACTGTTGGAATACCAGCATTAATCATTGTGAATGATTGCGCCAAGTGAGCGCACATCAAATCTAAAGCAAGTTGTAATTGCTTGGTATTAAAGTCCCAAGCTGTATTGTTATTTAAGTTAATGTAAGCTGTTCCCATAGTCCACCAGCTACTTAACTGAGCTTCAGGAAAGTCAGTTGTATTTTCAAACGCAGGAAATTCAAGCCTGAAGTTTGTATCGTTATAGCTAGGGACTAGAGAGGTCATCTTAGTTTACTTTCGGTTCATCTTCTTCTTTGAAATCTGAAGCAGTCAATGGTGCAGACTTATCTTTCAGATTCATGTCAGGAACGACTTTTTCTACAACTGTTGGCTTCTTGCTTACGCTTAAAAAACCATCTTTTTCATGTTGTAAAAATACTGGATTCTTTTTCAAAGCCTCATATTCAGCTTCGTCAATTTCTGTAGCTACACCAATTGGTGTAATCAAACGGTCATTAGCAACGCCTGTACCGCCTTTAATCATTACGCCTTTATCTTTAATAGGCATATCGTTACCGCCCTGCAACCAGTTTTGGTACAGTTGGTCATTTGCCAACGTAGAAAATACTTGGACTTTCGCCATTTGGAACTCCTTAATAGAAATAGATGGGCGGATTTCTCCCCCCATCTATATTACATCAATAAAAAGAAAGAGGCTATAAGCCCCTCTCTTTTATTTTTAGATACCGCTATAACGAACTACAGCGTATGGACGTTTCAACATAACACCAGCAGTAGCGTTTGAGTAGTCCTCAACGTATGCTTTAGCTTGTTTTTCAACGCCAAGTGCTTGGAACTTAGCTGGAACAACTTGTACCCAAGTACGGCTGTCATCAGAAGCACCATCTTCAACTGATTCTGCGTAGAGGTAGAATACGTTAGCACCACCGTTAGCATAGTTCAATTGAGGAGCTGAGATAACACGCAATTTAGCGTAAGTCTTGTTCAACCAGTCACGAACTGAAATACCAAAGTCAGATGTAACTGACAAGTATTGGTAAGCATCAGTTGGTAAAGCCAATGTCAATTCTGCATCTTCAGGATTGATAGTATCTTGTGATTGAGTTTGCAATTGAGCAGCAGCAACACGAATGTCAGCTACGATTTGCAAGAATGACTTGTTAGCCCACAATGTTGAAGAACCTGTACCAGTTGCAGCTACAGTAACGTAAGCTGGTAATGCAGGGTCATTCAAGAAACCGTAAGTTAAGTTGTTACCACCGTTGTAACCATTGAAACCAACCAAGTTACGTTGAATTTCCAATGACAAAGCAGCAGAAGCACGTTTTTCAGCAGAAGTGCTTACACGAATACGAGCAGCACGAGCTTCTTCTAAAGAACCTACTTTGATACCTTTTTCAAAACGGATAACAGTTCTACGAACAAAGTTAGTGTTCCATGAAGCTAGTGGAACGTTTGTGTAGTCACCGTATGGTAAAGCGTTACCAATTGGTTCCAAGATACCTTGTACGATTTCTTCATCTTCCCATGAACCAGTTGTAGTAATACCAACCAAATCGTCAATTTTACGAGCAGCAGTAATTACTTTAACAAAACCAGGCAACCAGTTTTGCAAGAATTGAACTGGAGTGGTCATAGATGGTGAAGTAACATCAGCTTGATTGCCACTATCCATCGCCCAGTTAGCCATTGTTTTAACTTGCTTGTCGGTAAAGTTAATACCAATATCGCTTAAGTCAGCAAAGTTAGCTACGTCTTTTTCATCCATTGCTAACGCACGAACTTGGCGTGGTGCAATGTAACTACGTTCTTGTGATTTCATCATTTATTCCTTAGTCAGTAATACGGATAGCTGTTAAGCCAGTTGCAGATTGTGGATAGTTCCATACTACTGCATTAGGGATAAGAGCATTGCCAGTTGTTGCAGAAGAACCTGGAGCTACAGTTGATAAAACACCAGTTGTAGTATTGTATTGAACCAAGTCACCGATATTGCAAGCACCAACGATAGTAACAACGATAGTACCCATTGTTAAGAACTCACCTTGTGAGTAAGCTGGCAAGAACAATGTAGGGTCTAGTGGATTACCACCAACAGCACCGTAAGATGCGTAAACTTTTGGGTTTACCAAAATACCAGCAAATACTGAAGTACCTGAAACAACTGTACCGCCTTGAGTAGCTACGTTAGTAGTATTTGATTTAGTAAATGCTAAACCGATAGTACCACCGTTGCTGTCAAGAGCTAGTGAATCTACTCGTTGTGGACCATCAACAATCAACTCGCCAGGAATACCAAAACCGAGATTGACATTGACTGTGGATTGGAAATTCGCAGTAGTCATGATTATTTACCTTCTAAGAAACGTTTAACGAAATTGTTTTTGCGAGTAGTATGAGAATCCATAGCTACAGCAGTTGATACACCTTTGCCTTGTAAGAAAGCATTTAAGAATGTAACACGACCAGTCTTAGGTGCTTCTACACCAAGTTTTTTCAAGCCATATTTAGCCATTTTGTCCAAATCCATTTCTGAATGGTCAAACGCACCGATATGTTTTGAAAGTTTGTCATAGAGTTTAGATTTTTCAGCAATCTTACGCTCTACTTGAGCAGCGATAGTAGCAGCATCCATACCTGCACCACGTTCGCCTTCTTTTTCTTCTTTCTTCTGACCGCCTACGCCATATTCTGCGCCTTCTTCATCTTCGGCTTCGCCATCAGGTTTTTCTGTGTCGCCATCAGGTTTAGTTTCATCTTCATCAGCTACAGCTTCTTCACCTGTTGAACCGAAAGATTGACCCGTTAATTCTTGAATTTTTGCCAATTTTGGCATGACTTCTTCAAGGAATTTGTGAACTTCCTCTAGGGTCATAGTAGGCTTCTCGCTACCTACTTCTTTGTTTTCTTCAGCCATGTTAAAAAGCTCCTTATTATCTACTGTAAAAGTGAAATGGTCTAATACTGCTACATCAGAACCCATGCGTCCTTGTTCGACTAGGGCTAGATGATTGCCTCTGATTTCTCGTTGCACATAGTCATAAGCTACACCGTCATAAGTACCAGGTGCGTATTCGTATCTGCAACGATAACCGCAGGACAATTCTTTTTTACCGTTAGCGATAAGATTACTCATCGCTTCGGAAAATACTTTGATGTTACCTTTAAGATATTCACCGTCAAAGTAAACATCCTCACCAATAACACCTTGAATACCTTTTGCTTCAGCAGGAGTTAAACCTTCATCTTCGCTGCCAAGCATAACGTGATTATCAATCCAGGGGAGCAACTTGAATGAGTTAATACACTCCTCAGTTGATAGTTCTTCTGCTGGACGATATACGTTATAAATTTTATCTTTTTCACATTCAGGTGAAATTGAACCGCCTGAATATTGGAAAATACCCATTTTAGATAATGGATTATCTTTTACTTCAAACCAACCGTTTGTATCGTATTCACGTTTATCCATTGCTGAAGCGTTCGCCTCAGCTTTTTCGGCAATTTCTTCTTCTTCCCCGTCAATTTTGTGAAACAGGGGATAAGGTGCATCTTCAATCGTTGCCCAAACAAATTCGCTGTGTTCGTCATTTAATTCAGGTTTAAATTCACCATCGTTACATCCAAACAAACGAACCTTGCCTTCTTCATAAATTAATTGCAGTCCAGTTTCAGGAACGTGCATTGTTTCTTCACGAGATTCACGAATAGCACCTTCAATAGCTGATTCGCCTTCTTCAACGTGACCGCCAGGAAAGCCCCAAGAATCATCTTTGGTACGTTTTAACCAAAGGATTTTGTCATTATCTGTATAAACAATAAACGCAACAATTTTAGAATCAGGTTCTTCTTTTAAATCACGCTTATGTGACTCATGTTCTGTTTCGGTTTCTTCTTCATCAACCGCAGCGCATTTTCGAGCATTTTGATAAGAAGCTGCAATAGATTGATTAAGCGGATGACCAGCTTTAATCATCTCACGGATATTCTCTTGAATAACCTCTTTTGAACAACCTGATTTTAACGGCATTAGATTACCCTACCTGTTTGGAACGGAATGTTAGTGACATTTAAAATAACAGTGCCTTCTCTAGTATTGCCTTCATTAGTAACAAATAAAGGGCGAATCGTATAGAACTGATTTGTCGCACCTGAAGGAACTGTACCTCCTGAGATTTGAACTGATATTACTTTACCGATTTCTGCTATCACCCCATCAGGAAAAGTTACTGGAACACTATTAATTGCTGGACTTGCAAAAGTTAAACCTGTTTGGTCTGACGTAATAGAAGTAATGGACGTAATAATTTCATTTGTGTCTAAGATATGGGTACAGTCAATATCGTACCAAATAACTTCTGTCGTTCTTTTTTCTAAAATGTAATTATTCATTTACAGTCCAATAATCCTGTCTAGGTGATACAGTCCAATAATTATTTCTTTGTTCTACATTCCAATTTGTTGCTCTTGGATTTAATGCCCAATAATCTAAACGTTTTTCTATTTCCCAATAATCTGCTCTTGGCGAAACGTGCCAAACTTTATCCGACAAATTAAAGATAGGAGCGCAAGTATAAATATCTACTGCGTTACCTTGTTCTACGACTGTAACTATGACATAAGTAGTTTCATTAGTAAAATCTTGAGCAACAGCTTTTTCCGTAACAGAAACGGCTGCTAAAATTAATGCCGATTGTAAATCTTGTGCATTTGCAATTTCAGCAACAAATACTGGTGCAATAATACCGCTATTTGTAACATCTTGAGCATTAGCAGATTCAGCC